TCATAGCACGTCCAACGGCAGCTTCAGATAGCGCACGCCGTTGTCCTCCGGCGCGGGCAGATGACCGGCGCGCATATTGACTTGTACCGATGGAAGCAGAAGGCGCGGCATGGGAAGCGTGGCGTCGCGTGTCTCGCGCATCTGGACGAAGTCCGCCTCGGAAACGCCCGCATGCAGATGCACATTCGCGCTGCGTTGCGCGCCGATGGTGGTTTCCCATGCGAACTGGTCCCGGCCTGCGGCCTTGTAGTCGTGGCAGACGAAGACACGCGTGGCGTCGGGCAGTTCCAGCAGCCGCTGGATGGAGCGATAGAGCTGGCGTGCAGAGCCGCCCGGAAAATCGCAGCGTGCCGTACCGTAGTCCGGCATGAACAACGTGTCGCCCGAAAAAACAGCGCGTCGCCGATGAGGTACGCCATGCATGCGGGCGTATGTCCGGGAACATGCAGCGCCACCGCGTGCAGATGTCCGATGGTGAATGCTGCGCCGTCAGCGAAGAGATGATCGAACTGGCTGCCGTCCCGGCTGAATTCCGTACCGGCGTTGAAAAGGCTGCCGAAGGTTTGCTGCACGGACGTAATGCGCTCGCCGATGGCGAGCTGTCCGCCCACCTGCTGCTGCAGCCACGGCGCCGCCGACAGGTGGTCTGCGTGGGCATGTGTTTCGAGGTGCCATTGCACCTGCAACCCCTGGTCGCGCACGTAGTGCACAAGCGCTTGCGCCGAGCCGGTCGCGGTGCGGCCAGATGCCATCTCGAAGTCGAGCACGCTGTCGATGATGGCGCAGGCCAACGAGCCAGAATCCCGGACCACGTGGCTGGCGGTAAAGGTCACAGGGTCGAAGAACGTCGCCACGTGCGGTGCGTCCATGCGACCGGAGTGGGTGTCCTCCACGACAGCGCAGGCTGCTGCCAAGCAGATATCGGGTGCAGTCAGATGGCTCACGATGGCAGCGTCGAGAAGGAGTAAAGCAACAATCTAATAGTTGCATTTACAGTGCAACTATTGAGCAAGCACCGGCCTTTCTCGTTCAGTCGCAGCCGTGCCTAGCCGTTACCCTCTACAACCCTGATCCGTAATGCCCACGCCTCGTGACCGAATCTGCTTTCTCCACCGATGCTCTTGCCGCCATGAAGGAGCGCGTCCCAGACGTGGCCGAGCTGCTCCGTTTCATCGCCACACCGCCGCGCCTGCTGTTGCTGTGCCAGTTGTCGCAGGGCGAATCTACCGTCAGCGGTCTGGAAGCGACGACAGGCATTCGGCAGCCGGCCTTGTCGCAGCAACTGGCCGACCTGCGGCAGCGGCAGCTGGTCCTGACGCGTCGCGAATCACGATCCATCATTTATCGCCTGGCCGACCCAAAAGTGGCAGCCTTGCTGAGCGCCATGCATGCGATCTTCTGTGCAGAGAATGAGCACGGTGATCGCATCCTCGAGTAATACGCATGGATGCAATCGGCGGCCGTCGTTTTTGTTCTGGTGTTAGCGAAGATCAGTCAAGGATCGGTGGACCCAAGCACAACGAATAAGAGGAGGGTCGCGGTAGGACGGCAGCCATCTGACGTCCGGCACGCGACTCGGCCGGGATGAGGTGTGCTGGTGATGTGCGTCTTGAACATCGAGGATTTCTCGGGATCGTGTGGATCGGAAGAGAAAAGACCTTTGGAACCGCAAGCACTGTTTTGACATAATTAACAGACTATGCGCGCTCGGGGCGTGCAAGTTATTGATATTAATCGGGTTTGCCCGGCTTGTCGCTGGCATCATACCGATGGCCAGAACCATCGCCCCGATCACCGTAGTGACCGGGGACAGTCTGTCCCACAACGCACCCCACGCCTTTTTCGCGTCAGCTGTCTCAGCGCCCTCTGTGCGCACTAGGACCGCTAATGCCGGATCTGCCTGTGCGATTTTTATCAGCGCCATCAGGTGATCGTCTTTGATCTTGCCGCCGTGCCGCCACATGCTCACGGCCGCCTTGGTCACACCCATCTTCGCCGCCAATCCGGTTGCGTTTGGCGGATTGCACACTTTGACAGCCATGTCAATCAATTTAATTTGGGTGTTCACGTCAAATTTCTCTTGACCATTAGTTAAGTCCTACTATACAAAGCTTCCAGTCAAATTGCGTTTGACTCGCGTCCCCCCGGCTCCCCTCCGGGGTCCGCGTCAAGGGGCAGGGGAGGGGGCTTCATGGACGTCATTGCATTCGCACTGATCGGCGCTGCCGGCTTCGTGTGCAGCATCGGAACCGCCCGGCTCGTTAGCTGGATTCTGGATCGCCGCGATGCCGCGATCCTTCGTCAATTTCGAGAGCAAGACCTGATCGCGCGCGCAGCTGCTGAGGTGCGCAATGCGTAACGTCATTCTGTTCCTTCGCGAAATGCCATGGCCGATGGCATGCGGTTTCATCCTCGGTGCTATCGGTGGGGCTGCTTTTGGCGTCATCACCGGTGGCGATATCAATGCTCAGATTGACCGCGAGCAACGCATCGAGCAGCAGTGCATCGACGGCAACAACAACGCTTGCCGAGTGATGGAGCATCGCCGTGGCTGATGGTACATGCTCGTTCTGCGGTGACACCACCGTCTACTTTTTCCCTGGTGGCCTATGTGTCGCATGCACGGGAAAAAACGCGCGTATCAAGCTCGCTGAAACGCTCAAGCAACAGAGCAACGAACTCACTGCATTCGATGCCTCCGTAGGCACGATGCACGCTGCTGCACGCCGTTCCGAAATGGCGGTTGCAAAGGTGCAGCAGCACGGCTTTTCGGCTTCGGCCGGAGGCCGAAGCCTTGGGCTTGTCCATTCTTCAACAAGTGACACGCGCCGCGTGTCGATGACTCTTGATCCGAACCATGTGCGTTCGGTACGTCTAAAAAAATCGATCATCACCGGAGCGAGGCTCCATGACCAAGAAGCCAAAAAAGGCGCATTCCGTGGCGCGTGGTACATGCTCACCACGACTTACAGAAACCGAAGTGACTGCTCTGCTCGCGACATTAGCGAGACACTTAAGCGAATCCGGGGCTTCTTCAATCGAGCTATACGACTACGCTTCCGGAGCTACCGCCCGCGTTTCCGTTACCTATGGGTCGGTGAACTCACTAAAGCCGGCGTTCCCCACTATCACGTCCTGATCTGGATTCCTCGCGGCATCTTCATCCCGAAGGCTGATCGTCGCGGCTGGTGGCCGCACGGCCACACCAAGATTGAAAAGGCACGCAACGCGGTTGGCTACCTCGCCAAATACGCGTCCAAGTTTTGCCCCGACATGATTGCTGCGTTTCCCAAGGGATTCCGCACTCATGCAATCGGCGGCCTCGATGTTGAATCCAAGCGCGAATTACGGTGGTGGAAAGCCCCGAAGTCTGCGCGCGATGTCTTCGGCCCATTGGCCGATATCCGCAAAGCCCTGGGCGGCTATGTGGACAAACTCACCGGTGAATTCTGGCCCTCACCGTGGAAAGTCTTTTTCGACAAGGGCCAGCTAATCGCCTGGAAATTGGAGTTACCCGCATGAGCAGAATCATCATTCGCAAGGCCATCGCGCAGCAGCGCAGTGTCAAGGGCAAGAACGGCACGACCTACAACTTCAACGAGCAAAACGCCGCGCTCGAAAAGGACGGTGAGGACTTCCCGCATCCGTTCCGTGTTCGCCTCGCCGATGGTCAAGCTCCGTATCCGGCCGGCGATTACGCGGTCGCGCCGGCCAGTTTCGAAATCGGCCAGTTCGGTGACCTCGTGATCGGTCGTCGTTTGCAGCTGGTCCCGATCATGCCTGCTGCCAATCCCGCAGCACCCAAGTAACCCCGCGCGTGCCGACCGTCGCTTGCGGCGGGCGGCTCGCGAAGCGAGCTAATCACCATGGAAAGCACCGTCCTCGTTGCCCACTGCAAAGCATCTGATTTCGATGCCTCAGCGCAAACCTGTGCGGCTGTTTTCTGGGGTCCCTCGTCAAGTTTCCCGCCTCCCATGGACGTGGGCGAGGGCATCGGTGTCTCAGCTGTGATCGCTGGGGCCTGGGCCATCGGATACATGATCCGGCAAGCACGTCGTGGTGTCGGAGCGTGAGGCAACGCCGCAATTCCATTCACTCCAATCAAGGAAAAAATCATGTCCAAGCTCAAGACCCTGTTCACCCAGGCCGCTGCCGTTACCAGCGCTGCGCTGGTCGCACCGATGGCGTTCGCCGGCGAGATGTCCGAAGCCGTCAGTTCCGGTGTCGACAAGACCGAACTGACCGCCATCGGCGTCATCGTCCTCTCGGTGGCCGGCATCATCCTGCTGATCCGTAGCGGCAAGAAGACTGCCAACTGATCGCTAGGGTAGGGCGGCGAAAGCCGCCCTTTTTCATTGGGGGATTCAAACAATGTACGCAGGATATTTCGTCATGATTGCGCTGCTGGGAGCGTTATGGCTCGCACTGGACAGCTGACTGTTCTCGGGCGCGTCTTCGTCTCTGCGATCGCGCGCCGACTCGCCTACGCCCTTGTCGCCATCTTGCTTGCCTGGTGCGGCATTGATCACGCACGCGCTGCTGCGTGTGACAGCCCATCCCAGCAATGCAGTCAGGGAGACGCATATGCAGCGGCTGCACAGCTTGCATCTAGCCGTGGTCCTGATGTCTGCAAGCTTGTCGGCAACAAGGACACTGCCTACACGGGTCCGTCTATCGAAAAGGACCCCGGCAATTCCACCGCCGAGGTAACCGCGTTATCTGTCCATGCGCTCTGTAGCAACGGCGCTGTGCCCTTTCTGGGAACCAAGTACTACTACGTTGCCAAATCCTGCGAAAAGGAGCCTGCATACACCGGGGGTGGCCCCTGGGGCACCTACGTAGGGTCAGCAAGATCTGGAAGCATCGGTTGTCGAAACGGCTGCGATGGTGTGTGGTTCGGGAATGCCGATGACAGCATGACGTGGCAGGCCACAGGCGCTGTCTGTCCTACTGACCCGCCCAAGGCCTGTGAAGGCATGAAGGGCTACGTCTGGAATCGGTACCTGGGCGTCTGTGAGCCCACGCCGCCGGACAAGTGCCCCGAGGGCCAGTCCAAGAACGCAAAGGGCACCTGCGAGCCCAACGCGTGCCCTGAGGGCATGGTCTTGGGCCAGGACGGCACCTGTAAGCCAAAAGACAACGAGTGCCCTGCAGGACAGATCAAATCTCCCACGGGCAGCTGCCTGCCTGGCGATGGTCAGTGTGCTGCAGGAGAGGTGCGCGGCGCTGACGGCACGTGCAAGAAAGATGGCGACGGCGACGGGGAGCCAGACGGTGAAGGTGATGGAGAGGGCGACCCCGATAAGAGCCAGTTCTCCGGCGGCGATGATTGCAATACACCGCCCAGCTGCAGCGGCGACGCGATCATGTGCGGCCAGGCTAGGATTCAGTGGCGTATTGACTGCAACACCCGCAGGAATCGCAACGTCAGCGGGGGAACGTGCGCCTCGATGCCGGTCTGCACCGGTGAGAAATGCGACGCGATGGAGTACAACTCCATGCTGTTCCAGTGGCGCAGCGCATGTGCTGCAGAAAAGCTGCTCGCTAAGGGCACCGGCGACGGCGGCAGCAATGGCGAGCAACCTGCTTGGACCAAGGTCGGCGGCATGTCGCAGGACCCTGGTGCGGGCGCAGATGCAGGCGACACGAAGATCACCACCAACAAGATCAACGCAGACGACCTTGATCAATCTGGGTTCGGCGGTGGTCAGTGCGTCGGCTTTGCCAATGGTGGTGGTGGCGCTGGCGTGTCTTCCGGATTCACTCAGACCATGGCCTCACCGCCTGCGATCTGGTGCAACTACATCGGCGCGGTCAAGGGTATTTTCATCCTCATCGGCGCTGTTTCATCTGTGATCATTCTCGCTAAGATGGGGAACAGCTAATGCCTATGATCATCGGTGCGCTGATTGCAGCGCTCATGCAAGCGTTACGCACGTATCTGCCTGGGATCGTTGGCCGCCTCTTGCTCGCATTCGGCATCGGCTTGGTGACCAACGAAATCGCCATGCCTGCGCTCAAGTCGGTCATTCAATCGAAGCTCGCTGGCGCTGGTCCCATCATCGTTGCCTATTGGGACGCTACCGGCATCGGAATCATGGTCACCATGATCCTGTCCGCCATTCTCGCGGTGCAGTCGCATCGCATCCTCCTCAAGAAACTATCGGGTTCCTGACATGGGTCTTTATCTCGTTACCGGCCAGCCCGGCCACGGCAAAACTGCGTATGCCCTGGACAAAGCGTTCCAGTTCAAGAAAGAGGGCCGCACTATCTACGCCCACGGGGTCAAGGATCTTGACTACGAAAAAGCCGGCTTCAAGCACATCGAAGACCCCACCCAGTGGGAAGCGTTGCCCGATGGATCTGTCGTGTTGCTCGATGAGTGCTACACCGTATTTCCCAACCGCAACCCCGGTGCCAAGGTGCCTGCACACGTCGATGCCATGGCGCGCCACCGGCATCGCGGGTTCGATTTCATTCTTATCGCGCAGCAGGGCTTGCAGCTAGATCCATTTTTGCGTGGCTTGTATGAGGAACATTGCCATGTGCGGCAAACCTCTATTTTTAAGTCGAAAACGAAGCTCAAGCGCTGGACGCAATATCAATCCAACGTGCAAGGCCACTGCTCAGACGTGCGCGATTGGGTGCGTCCCAAGTACGTGTTCGACTACTACACATCGACCACTATGGTCACCACCAAGCGCAGCATCCCAATGTGGATTCGCTGGATTGGTGTAGGCCTGATCGTTCTTGTTGTCGTCATGTACGGCTTGAAATGGAATTACGACCGCCGCAACGCTGAGTTCGAAGCAGAACGCACCAGCACCACCTCACGCGCGTCACCGACTGCCCTGGGACGTAGTCCGGGGGCGGGCGGGGCCGCGCGCACCTATGAAACGCCTACCGATTACGCCAAGGCACACGTTGCGCGGTTCGCTACGATGCCCTGGACCGCACCCATCTACGATGGCGGTTCGCCAGCTGGTCAGCCTCAGCTTTACTGCATGTCCAGCCTCGCCGGCGCCGATGCGCACGGTAAGCACCGCGAGGCGTCCTGTAGCTGCATGACAGAGCAGGGC